CGAAAAGACTGCCACTGGTATTAAACACACAGCAGGCAAGAACTACGGTGGCGACAAGGCACCTAAAGATGACGACGGTGATGACGAACCAAAAGCTAAGAAAGCCAAGAAGGAAAGCATTGAACCCGTATTTAAGAGCAAGTTTATGAAGATGGTTGAAGCCGCTAAAGAAGAAAGCGAAGCCGAAGCCAAGAAGAAAAAAGAAGAAAAGAAAAAGAAAATGGCCAAGATCATGGACGAAGGTGCTAAGCCGGATTTCCTAGACATGGACAAAGACGGCGACAAGAAAGAGCCAATGAAGAAAGCAGCGGCTGACAAAGGTGGTGATAAGCCTGCTGGCAAAAAGGGCATGAGCGACAAACAGGCCAAATACTTTGGCAAGAAAGAATCAGTTGAAGAAGCTGCTGAAATGAAAACAGGCGACAAGAAAGCATCTTCAACAGGTGGCACGATTGAAAAAACCAAAACTGGTCTAAAACACACTGCCGGCAAAAACTATAGTGGCAAGGCAGCTGAAGCTGACAAAAAGAAAACCGACGAAAGCAAGATGATGCCAAAAGGCAAGAAGCGTCCAGTTAAAGAAAGTGTAGAAAACATTTTGTCATTTAAAGAAATGATTCAATTGGTTCAGGAAAGCGGTGGACAACAACAAATTGATGCTGTTGATCAAGAATTGTTTGCATGGGCTCAACGTGTTGCCAAACAAAAAATTGGTGAAGGCCTAAAGGCAGATGTATACGCAGGTATGGTATACGAGCGTATGGGCGGAGTATTTGAAATGTACGATGTACTAAGCGAAGACCAAAAGTAATTTAACCAATTACACTCAAAAGCCGGCAATTTAGTTGACCGGCTTTTTTGTTGGCTATATAATAGTTCTATAGGAGAATTATATGTCAACAAGAATGTACGGACCAGAAGAAAAAGCAAAATTAGAAAGACTTATCAATGAGGGGTCTAATGTATTGCGTGAAGTAGAAGATCTCCAAGAAGGCCTAAAAGAAACTGTTAAAGCTGTTGCTGAAGAATTACAAATTAAGCCTAGCATTATCAATAAAGCAATTAAAATTGCACACAAAGATAATTGGAAAGATCACGAACAAGAATGGAATGATATCGAAATGATCCTCGGTGTTACTAAGCGATTGCCTGAATGATTCAAAATACCGTCAGTTGGATTAAGCAGGATTATAAAGAATTTCCATTACGATTCTGTTTAGAATTTATTGCTTGGTTCATGAGCATTGGATGTACAATATGGATGGGGTACACTTTACCTACTCCTCCATTTATATATCTATATCCATTGTTTATTGTGCAATGTGTTATTTTTGCGTGGGCAGCTTGGACTCGAGGATCAACAGGCATGATAGCCAATTATCTTTTAATTTCCACCATTGACGTTATTGCCTACGTGAGAATGATAAGTAATTAAGAAGAAGGTTTGATCAGCCACAACTGATCTAATTGGTATTTGCAAGCCGTAAATTGCATAGGAGAACAATTTGAGTTATGTAGACGCTTTCTATAATAGAGAGCAGGATGTAATCAACGTCGTTGAACGAGATGCCGAAGGCAAAAGGCATTTTAAAGATTACCCTGCTAGACATATTTTTTATTTTCCAGATCCTAAAGGAAAATTCACTAGTATTTTTGGACAACCTCTTTCACGAGTAAGTTCCAAAAATGTCAAAGAACATCGCAAAGAACTTGCAATTCATTCAAACAAAAAACTATTTGAAAGCGATATCAATCCAATTTATCGTTGTCTAGAAGACAACTATCTTAATGTAGATGCACCCAAGCTCAATGTAGCATGGTTCGACATTGAGGTAGACTTTGATCCAGAGCGTGGCTATGCATCACCAGAAGATGCGTTCATGCCAATTACTGCGATTGCAGTTCATCTACAATGGATGGATACTATGATCTGTTTGGCTATTCCTCCTAAGACTCTATCTATGGAAGAGGCTAAGAAACAAGTTGAAGAATTTCCCAATACTTATTTGTTTGATAACGAAGCAGATATGTTAGACATGTTCTTAGACATTATCCAAGAAGCAGATATCTTAAGTGGTTGGAACAGTGAAGGCTTTGATATTCCGTATACTGTTAATCGAGTAACAAAAGTTCTCAGCAAAGAAGATACACGCAGATTCTGTCTGTGGAATCAATTTCCCAAGAAGCGTGAATACGAAAAGTATGGCAAGGCTGCTATAACATATGACCTTATTGGTCGTGTACACCTAGACAGTCTTGAACTGTACCGCAAATACACCTATGAAGAACGACACACCTATCGACTAGATGCTATCGGTGAGATGGAGATTGGCGAGAACAAAACTGTCTACGAAGGATCGTTGGATCAATTATACAATAACGATTTTCGTAAGTTCATCGAATATAACAGACAAGACTGTGCATTGCTAGATAAACTAGACAAAAAATTAAAGTTCATGGATCTAGCCAACACACTAGCACATGAATGTACTGTTCTACTACAGACTACTATGGGTGCTGTGGCTGTAACTGAACAGGCCATTATCAACGAAGCTCACAAGCGTGGAATGATTGTGCCTAATCGTGTTAACCGAGAAGGACTTGATACACAGGCTGCCGGTGCTTATGTTGCGTTTCCAAAGAAAGGCATTCACGAATGGATTGGTTCGTTAGACATTAACTCACTATATCCTTCGGCCATTCGTGCGTTAAATATGGGACCGGAAACTATTGTTGGACAGTTGCGTCAGGATGGTACTAAAGATTTTATTGCTGCTGAGATAGCAAAAGGTCGCAGTTTTGCAGGCGCTTGGGAAGGCATCTTTGGAAGTTTAGAATATACTGCGGTAATCGAACGCGATGTAGCTCGTGAAATTACTATCGACTGGGAAGACGGTGGCCACGATACATTAAGTGCTGCTCAAATTTATGATTTAATTTTTGAAAGCAACCAACCCTGGATGCTTTCAGCTAATGGCACTATCTTTACCTACGACAAAGAAGGTATCATTCCGGGTTTGCTCAAACGCTGGTATGCAGAGCGTAAGGAAATGCAGGCCAAGCTCAAAGACTGTATTGCAGCAGGCAACAAGATTGAGGAAGAATACTGGGACAAACGACAGTTAGTTAAGAAGATTAACTTAAACAGTTTGTATGGCGCTATTTTAAATCCCGGTTGCAGGTTCTTTGACAATCGTATCGGACAATCAACTACCTTAACTGGTCGTGCCATTGCCCGTCATATGGCTGGTAAGGTCAATGAGATTATTACAGGTGAAAACAGTCATACAGGTAAAGCTATTATCTACGGTGATACTGACTCCTGTTATTTCTCAGCGTATACTACTTTGAAGAAAGAGATCGAGCGAGGTGCTTTACCTTGGACCAAAGAAAGTGTTGTAGAACTGTATGACACTATTGGTGAAGAAGTTAACAGTACCTTCCCTAAGTTCATGCAAGATGCATTCCATTGTCCAAAGACACGCGGCGAAGTTATCAAAGCAGGTCGTGAGATTGTTGCTAGTCGTGGATTGTTTATTACAAAGAAACGATATGCTGTATTGTACTACGACAAAGAAGGCAAGCGAGCAGACGTAGACGGCAAACCAGGCAAGATCAAAGCCATGGGCTTGGATCTCAAACGTTCAGATACTCCTGTGGTCATTCAAGACTTCTTAAGTGAAGTTCTAACTAAGGTGTTGAATAACGGAACCAAAGAAGATGTGCTAGAGTATATCACTAACTTCCGCACAGAATTTAAAACTCGTCCCGGTTGGGAGAAAGGATCACCTAAACGTGCCAACAACATTACAGAATACGCCAGTAAAGAGAAGAAGGCTGGCAAGACTAATATGCCTGGTCATGTTAGAGCAAGCCTTAATTGGAATACGCTCAAAAGAATGATGGATGACAAATACTCGATGGCTATCACAGACGGTGCAAAAGTTATTGTCTGTAAAGTCAAAGATAATCCTATGGGCTATACTAGCGTAGCATATCCTGTAGACGAACTTAGACTACCACAATGGTTTAAGGACTTGCCTTTCAACGATGCTGAAATGGAAAATGCAGTTATCGATGAAAAATTAGAAAACTTAATTGGTGTTTTGGAATGGGACATCAGTTCAACAAGGTCGGACAATACATTCAGCAAGCTGTTTGATTTTGAGTGATTTAGCGGTTGCTTTTTACACAAGATCTAAATATAATCTTAATATACAGGAGAACTTTCAATGAAAGACATTTTACAAGATATCGTATCGCACACACAAAACCTAGGCTTCTTAACTACCGTTAAGGTTACTGGTACAGAAAAAGGCACAATTATAAATTCTATGGCTGAAGACCGTTCAGTTATTATGGAAGCAGAAACTGCTGCTCCTTATCCGGATATGATTGGTGTATTTGGTATGCCTCAACTAAACAAATTAAAATATTTGTTAGACGGTAATGAATACAAGGACAATGCTAAAATCAGTATTACCTTTGCAGAACGCAATGGAGAAACTATTCCGGTCGGCATTCACTTTGAAAACAAAGACAACGACTTTAAAAACGACTATCGATTCATGAATACCGAAGTTATTAATGAAAAAATGAAAACTGTCAAATTCCGTGGCGTTAAGTGGGATGTAGAACTAGAGCCAACTGTTAGTGCAGTACAGCGTTTTAACTTTCAGGCTGGCGCACATAATGAACATCCAACTTTCTTGGCTAAGACAGACGGTGGCAATCTAAAGTTTATCTTTGGTGATGCAAGTACACACGCAGGCGAATTTATTTTTGCCATGGGTGTTGATGGTAAATTAGATCGTGGCTGGACATGGCCGGTAATGCCAATCTTAAGCATCCTTAAGATTGCAGATGTAAACAATACCAAGATGTCGTTGAGTAATGAAGGTGCTATTCAAATCACCCTCGACAGCGGACTTGCTACTTACAAATATATTATTCCTGCACAAGCGGCCTAAATATGATTAAGAATATCACGCCGACTGGACGATATATAACGGTCTCGGGCGGTAATTCCAACACCTATGTCAACGGTTATGCTGGGGCACAAGGTGTTGGTAATATGCGATATAACACTTCCACTCAAAATATGGAAGTGTTTGATGGCACCTCATGGGTAATGCTTAATATGGATTACGCCAGTGTAGGCCTTAATGGCGAAGCAGAAGCTCTTCTAGATTGGATTAAATCAAAGCAGCGTCAAGAAATTGAACTTCTAGAACTAGCATCAAAAAATCAAGCAGTGTTAACAGCATTAG